TGGGTGATCCCAAATTGGGACAACTCTCTCCCGGACAAACGCAGCAGATTCAGGAGATTGTGATGCAGACATTCCAGCAAATCATGCAGCAGAACGGGCAGGGTAACGGAGCACCGCCACAAGGACAGCCTGCGCCAGCGGTGCAGTAATGACGACCATCATTGCGACGAGAGAAGCTATTTACGCTGACTCTCGGCTTGTCGTGGGCGATGACACGATGCACTGCAAGAAGATTTTCCGCGCGCCAGATGGATCGTTATACGCAACCGCCGGAGATTCTAGGTTAACCAGCTACTTCGAGGCAGCAATCGCTGGCGGCGAGGTTCCAGAGTACGTCCCGCCGAACGAGGATGAAAACTTCGAGGGCGTCGTACTCTCGAAGGAGGGGCTGTTCTATTACGACAGAAGTTTCTCGAAAACCGAAGTGACGAATTCTTTCGTCTGCATCGGTACGGGATGGCCGGTCGCAAAGTCGTGGATGTTGGAAGGCTGCGACCCGGCAACGTGTATCGACAAAGCCGCGTTGATCTATAAGACGACCGGCGGGCCAGTTCAGTCGATGCGATTAGACGAACCACAACGGAGAAAAAATGCGCGCAAAGTCAGTCGATAAGCGGGTAGTCAAGGCTCTCATCGAGAAGATCAAACCATTCACGCACCTGACCCTGTACGAAGCGTGCCTTTCATCTGGAGTGAGTTTCGCAACGGCGCGCAGATACCGCGACGAACATTGCGCCGAGTTCGGCCTGAAGTTCCCAACATTCCAGTTTCGCGGCCAGTCCCGGCCATACCGACATAACAAAGATGTTAAGCCGGTCGTCAAGGAGAACAGCGTCTCTGTACGCGCTCACATCAAAGAGCCTCCATCGACACTGAGCCAAGACTTGCTCGCCACTCTAAAAAAGAAGCCGACCTCACTTGAGGATTTGGCTATCTTCTTCGCGGTGACGCAAGGCACAGTCCTCGACGCAATCATGGCGCACAAGAACAGCGGCATGAACGTGATGCAGATCGACGGCAAGTGGAGCATCGAAAAAGAGGTGGTCGCCGGATTCATCAATGGCCCTGTGTTCGAGTACGTCAGCCGACCGGATAACACATTCGTATTCGGCGCGACCAGCGACAACCATCTTTGCTCGAAGCATGAGCGACTGGACGTGCTCAACGACCTCTACGACCGATTCGAGAAGCGCGGCGTGGATCGCGTGTTCAATGCGGGCAATTGGATCGACGGCGAAGCGCGATTCAACAAGCATGAGATTCACACGCACGGCATGGACCAGCAACTCAAGTACCTCGCCAAGATGTATCCGCAGCGCCCCGGCATCGTGACATACGCGGTGGCTGGCGACGACCACGAAGGTTGGTATGCCCAACGAGAAGGTGTGAACATCGGCAAGTACGCGGAGAACGTCATGCGCGCAGCCGGTCGCACCGACTGGGTTGATCTCGGCTATATGGAAGCGCACATCAAACTGACCAACTTCAACACCGGCAAGAGCACGATGCTCGCGGTGGTCCACCCCGGCGGCGGCTCTTCATATGCCCTCTCCTACTCCATCCAGAAAATCATCGAGTCACTGGACGGCGGCGAGAAACCTGCGGTCGGACTGTACGGCCACTACCACAAGCTGTGGGCTGGCAACATACGCAACGTGTGGTGTCTCCAGACCGGGACCAGAGAGGCGCAGACCTCATTCATGCGCAAGAAGAAGTTGGAGGCCCATGTCGGCGGCGCGATTGTCGAGCTTGAGCAAGACCCGGAGACTGGCGCAATCATCGGCTTCACGCCGAAGATGATTCGCTACTTCACGAAGGGCTACTACAACAATCGCTGGAGTCATTCTGGCGACGTCGATCACGCAGAGATGTCGGTGGCGTAGCTTTGTCACGAACAACAAATAAAACAGTTGCGGACAACATATTCGACTGGGTATGTTGTCGCCATTGCAATATGTGGAAGGCGGTGATCTGTGTATCTAGGCGTTGGCAATGTTTGAACGCTTAAACGAAAGAGAAATCGCCTCACTCTCAAGATTGAAGAGAGACGCAGATTTCAATGTCCTTGTGGAGTGGATGCAGCGCAGCCTCCAAAGAAACTGCGAGGACAGTAGCTTGTTTGCAGAAGAGCACAAGGTTCGATGGGCGCAAGGGTGGCAGCAAGCCGTCCGCGAGTTGATCGGCAAAGTGAACGATGCAGACAAAGCAGCAGCGAACCTGAAGCCGAGGTAAACGGGCTGGTGAAAACCGACAGCGGTGTGCGTACACAGCGGTCCCGGCGGGGATAGCTGCACAAACACTAACTTCAAGGCTCACAAGAGGATCAAATGGGACTGGAAAAGGCACTGAAGCAGGAAGAGCGTGCAAACGAACTCCTGAAGCAACAACAAGAATTTGAAGCGGCTCGTATGGCTGCTAACACACCGCCCGCTGCACCGGCTGCGCCCCCGCAAGAGGCTCCGCCAAAGCAAGACGATGCGACGTGGGAAGCGCGATACAAGGTGCTTGATGGGAAGTACAGAGCAGAAGTTCCTCGGATGGCAGCACAGAACCGTGAACTGAGCGAACGACTTGCTGATTCCGTAGACAAGCTAAGAGAGTTGTCGGATCGGGTCGCCAAGTTTGAAGCGCAGAACAATCGCGGGACTTTGGTGAAGAAAGAGGAAGTCGATCAGTATGGCGAAGGTATGTTGGATGTTGTGCGTCGAGCGGCCCGAGAGGAACTTGACCCAGAACTGAAGGCAAAGGACGCCAAGATCGCTGAACTGGAATCGCGCGTGCAGAGTGTTTCAAATGAGCACGCGAAATCGAAGTCTGACTCATTCACAGACGCACTATCGAAAGAAGTGCCGAACTGGAGAGTCATCAACGACGATGCAGCATTCCACGCTTGGCTGCTTGATGTAAACCCGGAAACGCAGATGGCGCGGCAGGACGCATTAGATGTCCATGCAGCGAACAAAGATGCGGTCAAAGTTGGTGCGATCTTCAAAGAGTACCTGAGACAGACCCAGACAAGAGCGGCTGACGCCAACTCTGGGATGCAACAAATGCTCACGCCTAGCGGCGGGTCTGCACCGGAAATTCCGGGCGACATGGTGGTTCTGTACACGCGCGACGAAATTCGCAAAGCGTATGAGGACATCAGAGCAGGACGTATCACAGGTGATAAAGCGACAGCCTTGGAAGCAGACATTGATCTAGCCCTCAGAGAAGGCCGGATCGTCGGTTAAGAACCAAGGAGATTCACATGACTATTTCCGTCGCATCGAGCAACTGGGCCAACGGCCTCGGCTCGTACCCGCAATACGGCGGCAACGCCAACTCGAAATTCATTCCAGAAGTCTGGTCCGGCAAACTTCAGACGAAGTTTTACAAGGCCACCGTTCTGGGTGAGATCACCAACAACGACTGGGAAGGCGAGATTAAAGGCTTTGGCGACAAAGTTATCATCCGCGCTGTTCCAGACATCACGATTCGCACCTACACCAAGGGCGTGTCGCTGACCCGCGAGGTTCCGACCTCCACCCCAACCAGCCTGTCGATTGACTACGGTCGCTACTTCGCGTTCGTGGTTGATGACGTGGATAAGGCTCAAACCGACATCAAACTGTTGGAAGCCTTCACCAACGACGCTGCGTTGAAGATGAAGATCACGGTGGACAACATCGTGCTCGGCGCGGTCGCGGCTCTGGTTGACGCCTCCAATACCGGCGCAACCGCTGGTGCAGTGTCGGCCAACATCAACCTTGGCGCTGCTGGCACGAACGGCTCGAACGCTGTTCAAGTCACCTCCAGCACCGCGCTCGACTGCATCCTCCGTCTCGCACAGGCGTTGGACGAGCAGAACGTGCCGGAGACTGGCCGCTTCGTTGTCATCCCGCCTTGGGTTGCCAACAAGCTGAAGCTGTCCGAACTGCGTCAGGCTTACCTGACCGGCGACGACACCAGCGTCCTGCGCAACGGCTATCTCGGCATGATCGACCGCTTCAAGGTCTATGTGTCGAACAACATGGGTTCCACGACTGAGGGTACGGCTACGCTGTACAACATCCTCGCAGGTACGAAGGACGCAATCTCCTTCGCCTCGCAGATGACCGACGTCGAGACTCTGCGTTCGCCAGATACCTTCGGCAACATCATCCGGGGTCTGAACGTGTTTGGCTTCAACGTCACCACGCCAAAAGCGTTGGCGGTTATGATTGCCAAGCAGTAACATACGACTCTGTTCTTGCTGACATATGCGTTATCTACGCAGCAAAATAAACGGTCGAGTGGTCGGGTTCAACCCGGCCCTCGCCGACAGCAAGGACTTTGAGTTGATCGAGTTGCCTGTTCCGCCAGAGGGCGATCCACTAGCGGAGCAGGTTTTTCTCGAAGATGCCATTTCAATCAAACGCCGGTAGGTAAAAATGATCGCCTCTGATGTCTTGAACCGAGTCAACATAATCCTCCAAGACACCAGTTCGGTTCGCTGGCCTGATGCCGAGAAGTTGCTTTTCCTCGCAAGCGCGCAACGCGCAGTAGTCGAGCTTCGGCCCAATGCAAATGTTACCGTCCAAAAGTATGACCTCGTAGACGGCACGCGACAGACGCTCGCATCCGGTGACTACAAGCTGCTGGACGTCATCAGAAACGTCGATTACAGCACCTCCGCAGGCGGCAAAGTTGTCCGCTTCGTTGATCGTGACGCGCTGAATCAATCCGACCCAGACTGGCACTCGTCCACCGCGACGCGCGCCGTTCGCAATTGGACGACCGACGAGCGCGACCCGCGCACCTTCTACGTCTACCCGCGCGCACTGGCCGGGAAGTCCTCGATTGAATGCCTCGTCTCAAGACTGCCGGGATCAATTGCCGCAGTCGGCACGACACTGGTGCTCAACGACTCGTACATGAACGCGCTTGAGAACTACGTCTTGTTCAAGTGCTTCTCCAAAGATTCCGAGTTTGCCAATCCGCAGAAGGCGGCAAACCATCTCCATATGTTCCAAACCTTGATGGGCGCAATAACGACCGTCGAGAAAACCAACTCCCCCGAGTACAACGACAAGGGTGCGAACCCCGATGCAGCGGTTAAAGGTGGCGTATGAGAAGCTTAGACGACTTCATTCCGTATGTTACCGAGGACTTGGCTGGCGTCCCGCACCCGGCCATGCAGCGCGCATTGATCTCCGCCTGCATCGACTTCTGCAACAAGACTCTGCTGCTTCAGCAAACACTGGACAACGTGACGTCGATCACCGGGACTGGCGACTACGAAATCGAAGCGCCGAAAGGCTACAAGATCGCTCAAGTCATGGTCGCATGGTACGACGGCGTACCGCTTGAGCCGGTCAATGCCGATGAACTGGACGACCTCAATCAGGACTGGACTACCGAGACTGGCACGCCGAAGCATCTGGTGATGCTGGTTGATGATGTTGTGACCCTGTACCCCGCCCCTGACCAGCGCGGCAAGGTGCTGAAGATTCGTGCGGCACTCACGCCATCGCGTGACGCGGCTGAGGTCGATGACGTGCTGTACGAGGACTACGTTGAGGACATCGCGGCTGGCGCAAAGGCGAAGCTGTGTATGTCGCCGAACAAGATTTACACCAACCCGCAACTGGCGGCAATGTTCGCCTCGAAATTCAAGGCGGGCATCAACAACGCAACTCTGCTCCGGCAAGCTGGCAAGACGCGCGCCGAGCAGCAAGTGAGAATCCCGAGCCTATGAAAGTAGAGATGACCGGCGATGTCACATTCACATTCAAGTCTGCTCGCGGCACTCGTATGTCGCGTCGGAAGAATATGGTACTGCTGGCTGGCAAGACGTGGCTTGCGGCTCGCGCGGTGGGCCAAGGCTCGCCGATGACGCACATCGCCGTCGGGTCCGGCAGCGAACCATCGAATCAAGACATGGCGACGCTGGCCTGCGAAGAGGCGCGATTCAAGATCGACCAGCAACACTGCCTTGCCAACACATTCTCGTATGTTGCCAACATACCGGAGACGAAGGATCGGCTCGAATTTACGGAGGCCGGTGCGCTGGACCAAGAAAAAGGCGGGCTGATGCTCTGCCGAACAACTTTTCCCGTCGAGGTCAAGGAGCCTGACGAGGAAGTCGAAATCTTCTGGACGATTACGGTGAAATGATGGAAAAAATCAAACTGGTCAAGGACGACACCGGGCCACAACTACTCATCTCGCTGACGAACGATTCCGACGGCACGCCGATTGACGTGTCTGAAACGCTGACGGTCGTCTACTTCAAATTCCGCGAGGCTGGCTCGACCACTGTGAAATCCACCATCCTATGCGGCAAGCTGACGGGGTTCGTTGAGGACGACGGCAGCATCACCACCACCGCTCCCTACGACGTCGCCGGTTTCGGCGGGCGTGTCAGCGTGAATTTTGCTGCGGACACCCTCGACACTGCGGGAGAATTCGAGGGGGAAATCGAGATTCAGTTTGAAGGCGGCATGATTCAAACGGTCTACGAGAAGATGAAGTTTCACGTCAGAGAAGATTTCTAAATGTTGACTGCGGCAGTCGCGTATGTCCGAGCGGTAATCGGCGTCGCGTACAAGAAGATCGTGCTGGTTGCGAAACCAAACACCGGCCCATTGGAGGTCGGTACTGCCACGCTCGGCTACTGCGACAAAGAGTACATCGACCCGGATTCTGACGCCTACTGTTCTGAGACGGTGACGATATGAGCTTAACAACATACGCAGTAAAGGGTTCCCGGCTCACCATCGCCGAGATGGACGAGAACTTCAACTGGCTGAACGCCAACAAGTTGAGCACGGCAACCGCTGCTGCAACATACCTGACGATTGCGCTGGCGGCTTCAACATACCTGACGCCCGCCGCCGCCGCTTCAACATACCTGACGCAGGCAAATGCGGCTTCAACATACCAGCCGCTCAGTGCAAACCTGTCCGCTGTCGCTTTGTATGTACCCGGCATCTTCGGGTTGAACCTGCTCACGTCGGTCAACTCCAGCGACGCGCGGACGTATCTCGGGCTTGGCTCGATGGCGCTGCAAGATTCTTCCGCTGTTGCCATTACCGGCGGCACGATCTCCATCCCGACATTCACGTCTACGGTCGCCACCGGGACAGCGCCTTTCACGGTCGCAAGCACGACCCTTGTTCCAAACTTGTATGTTGCGCGTGCCGTACTAGCCGATAGCGCAACGACTAACGCGAACCTGACTGGTCCGATCACATCCGTCGGCAACGCTACGGCCATCGCGTCGCAGACGGGTACTGGCACAACTTTCGTGATGAGCAACAGTCCAACGCTTGTCACGCCAATTCTCGGCGTCGCAACAGCAACGTCAATGGCTCGATTGGCGCAACCACGCCATCGACCGGCGCATTCACTACTATCAGCGCATCCGGCACTTCGTCGCTCACTGGCGTAGTTGGCATCGGTGTTGCGCCTTCAGCCAACGCCTTCCTGTATATCAGAGGCGGGTCTGCTCACACAAGCTCCGGTACAAGCAACTACGGCGTCTTTGTCGATTACGAAGCGCCTAACACCGCATCCGCTCACATCAGCAGCTATTTCTCTCGACTGAGAACGGTCGCGTCCGCTTGGACGGCAGCGTCTCTGGTGCATTTCGTGGCGAATGACACCATGAAAGGCTCTGGCTCGACGATTACCAGCGTGTACGGGTTCTCTGCGCTGAATGCGATTGCAGTCGGCGCGAACAATTACGGCTTTTATTCTGACATCAACGCAGCCTCAAGCACTTACCAGCTTTACATGGGCGGGTCCGCCGCGTCTTTTTTTGGCGGCAGCTTGGGTATTGGATCGATTGCAACAGCCAATACGTTTGTCCGCGTAACTGCGGACACTCTTACAGCAACAATCGTCTCGGCAGTCTATAACTCGACCACGTTCCCAAGCACAGTTGTCACCCTTGGGCGCGGATTCGTTTCAGACATGGCAACGGCCAACGCCGCATTCACGCTTGCGACGATGAACCACTTTGAGGCGTATTCGACGACAAAGGGAGCGGCTTCTACGTTGACCAGCGTACGCGGCTTCTACGCTGCAAATGCAATCGCGGCGGGGACAAACAACTACGCTTTCTACACCGACTTTGCCAGTGCCGCTAATAAGTGGGCGTTTTACAGCGCAGGGACAGCAGACAGCGCATTCGCGGGGAATGTGCGTATAGGCTCGACAACAGCCCCCACGAATGCCCTCAGCGTTACGGGTTCGGCCGGGTTTAACGCCACCGCAACCGCCGCGTTCTCTGCGATTTTCGGGT